CGCATGGTTATTAGACAAAAGTTAATGGTTTCCTTTGTTATAATTAAAATACCAGCACCGTTAGGAATGTAGTCAGCATTCAAAACGGTTTTATCACTGGTAATTAACCTGTGTTGGAGGTCAACATGACTAATTTAGCATCTTTTGTCCATAATGGGATTACTGTAAAACTTGATCAGGACTTTATCAATCTCACTAAATTATGGGAAATGGCAGGACGACCGGCAGAGCAAAGACCTAGCGACTGGTCAAATCTTCCAAGCACCAACCGCTTGATCTCTGAAATGCTTACACATCAAGAGTTTCAAAATGCCGAAAAATCCGATATTATAAAAACCAAACGCGGTAAAGGTGGGGGAATAGATGATAGTGCGGCGAATAGTTTTAAGCAGTGTCGGAATATATGTTCTGAATCAGGAAAAAGGGTTAATAGAGTGTTTGAATAATTTGTAAGTTACCATACCCACTAATAGCCTTTAGTGGGTATTATCAAATAACAAAAATCTTACAGCCAACCTTGAATCACTACACATAGAAAAATCATGAAAACCAGAAAAATAGAACTTGAGATTGGAACTGCTGATAACTTCCCAATACATGAAATTATGAACTTATTGGAAGACGTTAACCATCCTGGTATTGAATACATAGCCGTCTCCAAAGTAAGTAAGTATTCTAGCAATAGATTCCTCAATGGATTTACTTATATTTGGCTGAACCTTCTTTGGTGGCGATCGCACCTAAACCCAGTTCCTAGTCAACTAAAAGATGATTTAATGTTCTGGGTTTTACTTTGCTGTTCTTACCAATGAGATGTCGGGCTTAAAACAACAAAGTCACTGCCGATAAAGTAGTGACTTTGTTGCGGCAGTCATACGACTACCCGCAGGTTACACCTACTCTCATACTACCACAATAACTCCATAAAAACAATTTCTTGTAAGATCAAAACTAAATCCAATACCAGATGTTTTCTGATCTCCATTGCTTTAGTTTTATTGCTTTAATTTAAGTTTCCGCACTAAACAAATTCCAAATCCAAGTTTTACCGTTTTTGACAACTTCATGGGGGCGATCTCTTACGAAGTCAAAGTTTCTCCCCCTACAGTTAGGATTGTCCCTAAATGTCTGCAACATCCTCTGTTCTGAACATACCCTATCTAGCGATTTCATCCGCTGCCACCCATCAATATCTCTGAAGTAACTACCGCAAATACCTATCTTTTGTCCGTTTTTAAGTGTTATCATTTTTCTATTAATATTCAAATAATGTCTGTTACAGCGTTTTTATCTCTTCATCTTATTGAAAAGAAATTTAACCCGTCCCGATCAAACTCCGCTATGAAATTGATTGTTTTTATTTGTGTTCTCTATCCGACTAGCCAAGTGTTTTTGGTGATTTTTGATTTCTTCAAGTGGAATATCAAAATTGGTGGCTTTATTATAGGTTCTGGAAACTTGTAATAAATACCGCAAAAATAAAACCCCTCTTGTATATGTAGCTTAAAAAGGATCTATCTGTGATAATTTGATTATAGCAATTTTATCGGCTTATGTGTTTGTTGCCGGGAAAATGATAATACACAAAGCACCCTCATTTTATACGGGAGATGCTGTACGAAAAGACTTGATGCTAAAATAGTATTTTCTATTTGGAATATAGGCGAAAAATGAAGATTAAATTCTCAAATTTAGGTGGTATTCAAGAAACAGAGTTAGATTTGCGTCCTCTGACAGTAATTATTGGACCGAATAATTCAAATAAAACCTATATTGCTTATTTATTAGAAAATAGGCGCTATAAACTTCTTAAAGATGCTCAAAGAGCGCAAAGAGAATTATCTAGTACCAGTTTATTTGATCTATTAAAAGATCAAGATGATATTCTTTATCCGCAACCGGTAGAAGATTTTTTAGATTTTCTATCTAATATAGAACTTCAGAAAACAACGAAAATTAACCCAAGCGATAAGAATGAATTTCAGAAATTAGCTGATGAAATTGAAAACCAGCTACAAAACAAAAATAAAACTAATCTAAAATCTACTAAACTAGGTGGAAAAGAAATTAAGGTATCAGTTAAAAGAGGTTTAGAAATTGACCTATATAACGCTTCGTCTTCTATAAAACAACTTGCACCATTACTTTTATATTTAAGATATCGTGCAAGTAAAGGTGATTTTCTGGTAATAGATGAACCAGAGATGAACTTACACCCAGAATCACAAGCAAAGCTACTGGAAGCATTATCTATTCTGGTCAATCTTGGCGTAAGAATTTTATTCACAACCCATAGTCCTTATGTTATGGCACATTTGAATAATTTAGTTAATGGTAATCATGAAAATCATGAAATATTAAAACGTCAATCTTCATCTTTATACCTTCAAGATGAAAGAGCATTTTTACCTATGGATAAAGTTAGTGCGTATGAAATGAAAGATAATAAATTAGTTTCATTAAATGATCCAGATTATGGCATTAGATGGGATACTTTAAGTGATGTTTCTGTAGATATTCAACAAAAGTTTTTTCAAATTTATAAAGCAGGACAAGAAAAAGCAGATGAAGCAGAAGAATAATCCTGCTCAAATTCTCAAGGATAAAAAAGATAAACTTGATTGGCAAAATTTTAACTTTCTAGAAAATCTCCTATAGATTAGGGAAATCTACGGTTACAGCTTTCCCGATACTCCTATGACTTCCCTCGGTACTCTTGAACTACAGCTAACGGCCAACCAAGCCGCACTATACCAACAATTGAATCAAACCAAGGCTTACGCCACGCAGGTAGCCAAGGATATTGAGAAGCAGATAAACCAAGCCTTTGGAAGTGTCGGAGGAAACAAGCTAGGAGGTTTAAACCAAGCAACTGCTCAAGCTGCGAGTGCCGGACAGGCTGCGGGGAGAACTTTCACGGATAGATTCAAGAACGCAGTTGAGCCGATTAAGGGCATTTTAAGCAATGTCTTTAATGGTGTTTTTGTTGGGGCTGGGATTGGGGCGTTTAACTCAATTACTGGTGTAGTTGGTTCGGCACTGGGGGCGGTTCAACAATTCGCGGGTGAGATTTTCAATGTTACCAAAGACTTCCAAAACTTTGAATCTTCACTAAAAACCTTCCTCAGGGGCAATCAAAAAGAAATTGATGATTTTGTTAGCAAATTAGAGAAGTTTGCGGTTACCACACCATTCGAGTTGAAGGAATTGCAGCAAGGGGCAATTCAGAACTTAGCCACCGGTGCAAAGCCAGACCAGATTATCAAAGACCTCAAAACCATTGGTGATGTAGCTGCGGGTGCTAACGCCAGACTTGGGGATTTAATGGACGTTTACGCCAAGTCACGGACTGAGGGTAGATTGCAGAATGAGGATATTGACCAATTCACAGGGCGCGGGGTGCAACTTCGTGGTGAACTTGCCAAAATGCTGGGGGCAAAGGAATCAGAAATTAGACAACTGGCCACAGACGGTAAATTAGAATTTCGCCACCTCGAGGAAGCGTTACGCCGCATGAGTGCTGAGGGCGGCGCTTACTTTGGAGCGATGGAGAATAAGGCAAAAACCTTAGAGGGGCGGCTATCCAACGTCCAAGATACTTTTTACCAGTTTCAAAAATCTATCGGCGCGGCATTTGAGCCGATCATGAATTTCATAGTCCAAACCTTTGGTGATGTTATTGCTGGATTAACTTCCTCTAACGGCATTATGAAGGATGTCCGCAAAGAATCCGAGAAATTAGTCGCAACTTTTAAAGCTAATCCGCAATTGGTTCAATCCCTAAATAAAGCTATTCAAGAATTAGTGGCAGGTGGTTTTAAACTATTATTAGACGGGATAACAAGTTTCACCAAATATTTAGAGACTAACCCGAATATTATCAAGGATATGTCTACTGCTTTTAATGATTTTTGGGGAGTAGTTAAAGGCGTTTTTGACGGGTTAAAATTTATTTTTGATGGTATTAATTTTGTTGTTGGTGTCATCCAGGCAGGTGCTAGGGGTGCGGCTGATATTTGGGTTGCCAGTGAACCAACTTTAAATAATATTTGGCAAAAAACTGTTGACATATCAAAAGCGATCGCTGATGGAATTGTTGCGGCATGGAATACCTGTGTAAATTTAGTTAAATCATTGATTAAGTTGATTCAGTCCTTATTTAATGGTGTTGTAAATCTCACAACTAACGGCATTAATTTGTTGAATGCAGGGCTAAAAACCGCAGTTTCAATTACTCAAGCTATTGGCGAAAATATTGGTAAATGGACATCAAATATTGGTAGTGCTATTCAAAAAGCTGGGGAATTTGCAAGTCAAGGAATACCGGGAATTGGCAGCGCGTTTCAATTGGCTACCAAGAAGGCTGAGGAATTTTGGAAATGGGCAACAGGACAAAATCAGCAACAAACGACACAGCCGCAAGCACAGCTACAGGCATCGTCACCTAACTCTGGTAATGGTAACGTAGTAGGAAATATCGTTCAGGGTTTGCAAGGGGTTTTTGGGTTAGGATCACCCGGCAGTACAATCAATCAGCCAAAATACAAAATTGTCGAGAGTGTTGGCCGTAGAACCGAAAAAGTCACACAATACTCAGATTTAGAGCCACATCACCCATCTATTGTAAAGCGTGGTGGACACAAAGACAGACCCTACGGGATAGTTGAAGGCAGAAAAGAGGAACTAAACCCGTTAAACAGAAACTTGATCAAAAAGGATTTTGTTCTGATTGATCCCCAGGGCAAGCAGTTTGGTGTTCCTGTCCCTAGTCCCGTGACTGGATATGCCGGGCAAGTCGGGCAGGGTTGGGGTGCTGTTAATCTTTATGCTGACAAGGAAATGACTAAGCTGATCGCTCAAGTCGGACACATGAATAACTTGCTGGTTAAAAATGGGCAATTAGTCCAGTACGGGCAAACGCTTGGGGGGCAAGCTGGAATGGGCAAAAAAGGGGTTAATACCTACGGCACTCACGTTGATATGTCAGCAGATCCCGAAACCTACAGAAGATATATAAGAGATTTACAGGCTGGGATGTTTAAAGGAGCAGGACAAAACTTGTTCCAGCAAGGTTTCAGTGCTGTAAAACAATTTTTTACCCCAGTCCAAAATGCACTACCCACAGGCGCGGGTTTATCGTCTCGTACTGCTAACGTTGTGCGTGGTAAGAATGAGGGGATTTTCGGTAAAGCTGGCCTGACAGATAGCTTAGTTGCGCTAGTTAAAAAATCAGAAGGTTTTGCAGCAACACCATACTCTGATCGCACTCAATACTCGGTTGGTTTTGGGACTAAGGCTAAATCAACAGGCGAGCGCTTAACAGTTGAAGAAGCAAACCAACGGCTATTAAATGAGCTACTTTACAAACGTTCTCGCGTTCAGAAAATGGTCAAAGTCCCCATCAACAATAATCAATTGGATGCTTTGACCTCGTTCGCTTTTAACGTGGGTGAAGGGGCATTAGGAGAAAGTACCCTACTCAAAAAACTAAACTCTGGAGATTATGCAGGTGCGGCTAAAGAGTTTCTGAGGTGGAATAAAGGTAAATATCGCGGAGTTAAACAAGCATTGCCAGGATTAACCAAGCGGCGTAACTCTGAGATGCAATTATTTCTGAGCCAGTCAAATACTACACCTGCTCAACAAGCAGTTACTGGAAAACAGGGAACGGGGAACGGGGAATTAGCGCAAACCCCAGGTGTCGCTCAAGGTGGCAATGCCGAAGATCAACGGAATTTATTAGCAGCACGGCGTAAACTTGCAGAAACCAAATATCGAGAAATTAAAGATGAGATTGACGCGGCTACTAAACGGACTGATAACGCTCAAAAACAGCAGCAAGAATTAGATGCTAAAAAACGTGATCAACTAGACAAAGAAAAACGGGCTAACTTTGCAGCTTACGAGGCTTTAGCCCCAGATGATGAAGCTAAAAAGATTATTCAGAAAAGCGCCAAACGATACGAGATTGATAACAGGTATCAGGAGAATTTGATCAAATTTTATCAGGAACGCGAGGATCTTCTTGATGCCAGAACTAAGAAATTAGAGATTTTGGCAAAGGCTAAAAAGCGTGGTGAAACTGTTACGCCGGATGATGCTGGCGTGGATTACTCCAAAGCAATTAATCAGTTAGATGAAATCATCAAATCTGAGAAACAGTTGCGAGTCTTGGAGTTAGAAACCAATAATTTAAACCAGTCCAGTGCAGAAAAAGAAATCGAGAAGAACAAGGATCGTCAGCGAGAAATTGAAAAGTTATCTCGCGTCCATGAAGCGTACATTAATCAGTTGAGATTGCAGCAATCATTAGTTGGCGATGATGCGACCAAACAGGGTATCCAATCAACAATTGATAAGGCGCAGATTGAATACAGTGCTAAGACTGCATTAATGCCACTGCAAAATCAACTTTATGATTTACAGGATCGGAAAGTTTATTTGTTGGGTGAGGGGGGATTGAAAGAAGATTCTGAGGAAGTCAAGCGGCTTCAGAAAGATATTAATAATTTAGTTGCTCAAATTCATTCAATTGCCAATAAGGGTGGCGTGGATTTAAAACTATTTGAGAATCAGCGTAAACAAATTGAGTTGCAAAATCAACGGCTAAGGGAGTCGGAAAAACAGGAAATTGAACACAGCAAACAAGTTCTTGAGCTTAATAAAGAAATTTCTACCGCACGGACTCAACAACAAAAAGCTGAGTTACAGTTTCAATTAGATAAAATAAACGCAATTCAACAAGAAAAGCAGGTGCTAACCACTCTCAAGCAGGAATATGATGATTTAACCCAAGGACGCGAGAAATTAATCAATGAAGGCAAACTAGACGCTGCTAGTGATGTAATTAAAGTTTTAGACGGTAAGATTGCTGGCTTAAACGAAAAAATTAAAATATTAGGCGAACAGTCAGAATTAAGTTTTGAAACCCTTACCAGAGAAGGACAAAAAACCATTGAACAAGGCAGGTTTGCGGATCTAGAATCTGCGCTTTCTAAAGAAGCATCAATGCTACCAGCACAAACTGGTTCAATTCGCAGACGTGGTGGCAATGAATATGAAGTCTCCGCATTAGAAGCTGAAGCCGCAAGAATGGAGGAACAATTTAGATATAAACAAGAATTATTGCAAATTGAACAACAAATAGCCGCCGCGAAAGGAAAAGCCAACGAGTACACAGAGCAAGAAATAGCTGCACTACAAGCCAATGCCGAAGCAATTAACAAGATTAATTTAGAGGGTATTTCTCAACAAGTGAAAACACTCGGCAAAGACTTATTAGATGTTGGTAAAAACGCCCTCGGTTCATTCTTTGGTGACATCATTTCTGGGTCTAAATCTGCGGGGGATGCCTTCAAAGACCTGATCGGAAGCATTGCCCAACAATTAACCCAATTGGCGGTTAACTCCCTTATTTCTAATATCTTTGGTGGAGGTGGTGGTTTATTCGGCGGTGGAGGCGGTAAAGGCGGTGGGATACTGGGATTTAGTGAAGGATATGTCCCCAATTACGCCACAGGAAATAGTAACCCCATATCAGAAGCACTAAACCGCGAGAGGGTTCAGTCAGGGGGCAGGAAAGCAATACTGGGCGTGTTTAATGAAGATGAGATGATATTGACCGCAGAACAATCTAAGCGTTTTCAAGAACTGCGATTAGACAAAGTATTGAATTTTGCGAATGGTGGTATTGTCGGAGGTGGTCAAAATTTAAGTAATGAAATCGGGTCTAGAAACATGAACATAAATATCCCCGTCACTGTAGAGGGCGGCGGGGATGGTTCAGTTAATGTTCCACAATTGCAAAGTTCTCTAAGGTCGGTTGTCCTGGCGGAAATCCAAAAACAACAGCGTCCTGGCGGAGCGTTGAATAGGTAATTATCTGTGCAGTCTCAACTTCAAATCCCAACCCTGATCCTTTAATTGTTGACGGGAAAACGTTTTGCTCCCACGTCGCCCTATCTCGACGCTATAAAAAACTGATTTTGGGATATTCTCAACCCGAAAATTAAAAATACATCTTACCGCTGAATGTTCTTCGGGTTGTTTACCTGTCTCTGTTTTCCCGACGGCAATAACTGTCCCCGACTCGTTTTTGATGATTACCGGGATTTGACCCATTATGTCGTTAAATCCATTTTGCCCATAACACTCACCCCTACTATTTACGCCCATGCCAGATGAGATTAATTCCAAGTATCCAGTCAATGTATCGCCATTTTGTGCATTTTGTGCGATCGCGCAAGGGCTAGGTATTGCGACCATTAACATAGTTCCGACAATTATTTCGTGCAACATAAATTAGATCAGATTGGTTGTTTATCCAGAATACCAATCTGATTTACCAGTTTTACGGATATTTATCACCCCATACCCCAAGTAACCGCAAAAACTCAACTTCTCTGATTATCGTCTTTGACCCTACCCCACCCACCGGCACACGAACCGAGTAACCGTCTCCCAATATCCACCATACATAAACAACTCACTTATCCGCCCTTCACCTAAATTGTGAAGGGCTTTGCCATTTTTAGGATCTAGCAAAATTGCGGAGTGGTGAGTCTGTGTGCCAGAAATGCACATCAATATAACGTCATTGGTCTGTAGTGGTTCATCGGTGTCTAATTTTCTAAAGCCCGCCCTCTCAAAATTGCCTACGAACATATCCCATCCAGGTGACGTGGTTTCTTCAATTTTGTTACGCGGAAAGTCGGGTAAATCCACGCCAAGTACCCCTTTATAGTATGACCGCACTAGCGTGTAACAATCACTGCGGTTATAGTCAAATTTCCACCCCAAGTAAAATGGCAATTCTTTCGCCAGCCAAGGATTTGGGATTAACGGATAGGGATAAATGTCGCTAGGGTTATAGTAATCCCATTCTCTAAAGAGTGTATGATACAAGGCATACGGTATTTTTCTCGCTTTACTATTAGCAATATCTTTGCGGCTTAAAATAGCTGGTTGTGAGTCAAGGCAATGGCTGTGATATATCCCCACTGCGGAATCAGCAACTAGATCAAATTCATCTTCATCAATCAGAAACTCGTCCTTTGGCTCATTTGCACAATTGTTCATTTGCACAGCTTCACCGTTTTTCAGAACTACGCCACAGATTTCTACATCTGGCGTGGCGATCGCTTGCTCAATAATTTGCCGCTTGATTTGTGAGGTTAGCATTTGAGAGTGGGATAATTTTTAGTATTGTTGACAAAAAAACTCCTGATTTTCTCAGGAGTTAAGGGGTCAGAGTCTCAACTGTCGGGGATGGGAATTGAACCCAATATTTCGAGATCATGAGACTCGCGTGATCCGTTCCACTCCCCCGGCAACCGCCATTCCTGTTGGTCCGCAAGGCATGAAGCCTGTGTAAGATCAATCAGTTCCGGCGTAAAATCATGATAGCACAGATTTAGTTCAATGTTTCTGAACTACCGTCAAAATCCCTGTTAGCGATAGATTCTAAAGATTTATTTACCGCCTACTACTGAAACCACTTGGAAATCAGATTACCTACCAGCATGGCAACTTCTAGAAGGGGAATTAACAGCGGCAACAATCATATTGGTAAAACTGTTTAATATTCTAGTGATCCCTCATTTCAGTTGAATTATATCCGTTCCTGTTATCTAAATCCTATTTCTATAACCTCAGTCGCAAACTTGTAATTTCTCACTATGTGACGAAACATAAAACTCCCTTGATCAGGGATATAAACACCGTCTGGGAAATAAAGATGGATTAACGCCCTCTCTATTTCCCATGCAGAACTAGAGATATTCGCCCCCGAAAAATGGCGGAATTTAAAGATACCCTGGTGTGCGCTTTTATAAACTAAATCTTGATAGAAAGTTTGTAATTGCAGTAGAAATTGAGCGCGGAAAATCTTTATATGCTCACTATCAACATTCCACCAATGATCCCCAATATTAGCAAATATTCCAGCATCATAAATGCCGTATTTGCTGTTAGCTAATTTGATGCATTTTTTAGGCATGAGATTAGTTGAAGAAATTAGTATTGGTGAGTGCGCGATATCCAGATCAACAAGTTCAGCTACATTAAGTATCATGGTGTTCTGCGAGTGTTTTGTATTTTGCGGGTTTCATCTGAGTCAAAAATTAATTATGCCGTAACCACTACCTCATCTATCACAGGCTTAAACCAGCCTACAGCTACCTCAAAATAAAACCGCTTTACTTCTTCCCTAATGCCGTTCATATTCTTCTCGAATTTTCCCCTTTACTCTTTTGTTTCATTGAAGTGTCAAGAATCACCGCGCCTTCTGGTGAGTATGTGAATGACAACTTTTTCCACATCTTCTTGAGTTACAGAAACTCCAGATGGGAAATCATAAGTAACTTGGTATGGCTTCTCAATTACCTTCTTCTCCGCATACCCCAGTTTTACCAAAGTAGGTAAAACTCTATCGTGTTTGATTTTAGTAACAAGCTTGCAAACTGCATTACGAAAACTATGAAAAGTTTTATAAGTTTTCATGACACCCTCGCTGGATTAAGCCGAACTTCATAACCACAATTAATTTCTATTTTCATTTTTCTACGGGTTATTTACTTATTCCAACAGTTTCCACTGCTGGCTTTGAACACTTACGGCAGAGTTTAGCCCGTTGGATATTATTAGGCGGGTCGAACATCTCGCAGTCATAAACGACTGTATAGGCGGCTTCGACGTGCTTGCCGCCTCTGGCTTTGCAAAATTCGCAAGTATGGGCAAAAGCCCCGCCGCTGTAACAGGTATGTCCTATTAGTTCCTCTAGCGAAGGAAGATTGTCTAGGACTTTAAGCCATGTCCTCATATCTAAAATCCTAGATTTGTGCAATTTAGCCATACCCTTTTGAAACCAAGTTAAATTTCTCCAACAAATCTTCTCTGTCTTTGACAGTTAGCGCGATCGCTTGCTTCATCTTTTCCACCTTTTCGCCACTCAACCCTAAATCTTCACGGATGAAGCTATCTAAAGATTTATCAGTTGATTCTAACTTCTCAATCAATAATTGTGATTGAGATTTATCAGTTTTTGGCGGGTCAACGGGGCTTCTTTTGTCCCGATTGTAGCCTGAGAAATTATGCAATTCAGGCATCGGAAACCACTGGTTTAAGCCACCATGAAATATTGCTCTCCCGACGGGAGATTGCTGGCATAATTCCATCATTTTATCAGAGCTTATTTTCCTGTCTCCAGGAATGATTTGCGCTCTTAATATGTTTTCCGAAGCTGGTAATTGAGTGTCAGAAATTATCACATAAGGAGTAAAAATTGACCTTGAACCTCCATCAAATCCAGTCCCCGAATTATGCCCATTGGAAGAAACACCCCAGATTTTAATCCCTCTAGAATCACCCGAACTGCTATAACCAACCATCTTGGACACCAGCCAATTTAATGCGCCTTTGACGTTAGTTAAAGTCCCGTTAGTGGCGGCTAGTTCATTGAAAACTAACAACTTAATCCCATTCCCCGCATCAAATTCATCGTAGGATTTCAAGCATTTCTGAACCCAATTATAAACAAATGGTGGGGAACATTCACAGATATTCAACCGGAATAAATAATCAACCCTGCCGTTGAAATATCCAGTCTCTTTGGGGTCATCCTTGGGGTCTATAAAAAATACTGTGCAATTAGGGTGTATCTTTTTTACCCAATCTAAGGCATTGCTTACGAAGAAGTCTTTACCAACACCAGGAACGCCAATGACGAGAGAGTTTTTCAAATCCTCAGCCATCTTTTTAACTAAGTCCACAGGCTCTTTATCAAAAGTGACAATATTAGTTTTGGTAATTGGTAATTGTTTATTGTCAGTTGTCAGTTGTCGGTTGTCGGTTGTTCCCTGTTCCCTGTTTCCTGTTCCCTGGTTTCTGGTTTCTGGCAACCTGCAGAATTGCCTAGCCGTTTCAACAACATCTAGAGCGTCATGGGTGATTGGGTAGCCATTTTCTCTGGCCCAAACTATCTGCTTGATTACTTCTTCGTCTCCCACCTGGTTGCGAAATTGGCGCAATTTCGCCCCTTTTAAAACATGGGCAATGCAGCCTTGATTAATGGCCACCTCATTACGATTGATGTCTTGGGTTTTTTTCCAAGCTACT